ACTAGTAGTGAGTGTGTGTGAGTATGGTTCATGTTGTGGTAGTGTTTGCATAGCGAGTTTGGGTGTTTTGGTTGTGTGTGTGTGTAGGAAGCCCGACAGAAATTTTATAATTTATCAAGTGTTACTAACCCCTGCCGGGGGCACGATAAGCAACTCGCTACGCTCTCAATCTGGGATGCGGCGTGTTATGAGGTATAAAAAATGAAAAAAGAAAATATGAGTGGTGACAATTATGCAACTCCTGCATGGTTATTAGATGTTTTTAGTGGTTGGTTTGATCCCTGCCCTTTAAATCCTGATTATACTACTAATGGTTTAGATATTGCTTGGGGTTCTCGTACTTATGTTAATCCTCCTTATAGCAACCCATTAAAATGGGTTGAGAAAGCTATAACTGAGAAACATAATGGTAAGTTGGTAGTTATGTTGTTACGTGCAGACAGTTCTACTCGTTACTTCCAGCGTTGTCAGGAAGAGGGTGAGGTCATTTATTTTGGCAGACGAATCAAGTTTAATGGTAAAACTCCTTATTTTGCTAGTATGTTGGTGATATTCAATGGAATTAGATGACTGGCAACAGGAAGTACTAGCTACTGATGGCAACATAGTCCTACGAAGTGGCCGTCAAGTAGGCAAGTCCACTATAATATCTGTCAAAGCTGCTGAATATGCGATGGCTAACCCTAATAAGAGTATAATGGTTATTGCGTCTGTTGAGCGTCAAGCCTTATTACTCTTTGAGAAGATATTGTCTCATATCCACACTACAAACAAAAAGATTATTAAGAAAGGGAAATATAGACCTACTAAACACAAACTAACTCTTACGAATGGAAGTGTTATTCATTGTCTCCCAACTGGCTTAAGTGGGTATGGAATTAGAGGTTACACTGTAGACCTCTTAATTGCAGATGAAGCAGCCTTCATCCCGGAAGAAGTATGGACCGCGGTGACACCCATGTTAGCTGTAACGAGAGGAAACATAATCCTCCTCAGCACACCTTTTGGGCGTGGTGGCTACTTTTATCGTTGCTTTTCCGACCCAACGTTCACCAGTTTCCACGTTTCAAGTGAAGATTGTCCAAGAAAGAACCAAGAATTTCTTGACCAAGAGAAAGGGAGAATGTCCCAGCTACAATATGCTCAAGAGTACAAAGGAGAATTTGTGGACGAACTACGGCAGTTCTTTTCTGCCGAACTTATCCGGTCATGTATGACTTTGAAGAGGGGGTTTTCTGATACACCAATCACAACTCTTTCCCCCTCTTCTCATTATTCCCGATATTTAGGTGTTGACGTTGCCCGTATGGGGAGAGATGACACCGTTCTTTTCTCCGTTGCCGAGAAAAAAGGCACATTATATGAGATTGACGTTCATATAACCCGGAAGACTTATACTACTGACACCGTTAACGCCATCTTAGACCATGACAAAATCCATAATTATAGAAACATATACATTGATGATGGTGGAATGGGAGTGGGGGTATTTGACCCACTACTTGAACACGAACAAACCAAACGGAAAGTCATTGCTATTAACAACTCTTCCCGAAGTTTGGATAAGGAAGACAAACGAAAGAAGAAGTTACTCAAAGAGGATTTGTATAACAACCTTCTCTCTTTGATGGAACAAGGCAGGATAAAGCTATATGATTCTAATGACGTTGCACGATCATTAAAATCCGTTCAATGCGAATACACGCATAGTGGTATGCGAATCTTCGGTTCTTACACACACATCACCGAAGCTCTTATCCGAGCTGCGTGGTGTATAAAGAGCAAAAGTTTAAATATTTACATATATTAGAATAATAAAATGGCTGACACGGGAATATTTTGTACTACTGCTGAAGTTGAACGAAAAGCTGGTGCTAATGCTAGTGCTACATCTAAAGCTGAAGCTTACACCAACGACTACGTATCACAAGCGGAATCTCTCATAAATGCCGTTTGCCGGTTCAATTTCAGCGACGAATATGCTGGGTTGAACGCCGACGTTAAAGGATTACTGAAAGAAGTGGCTTCTAACATTGCTGCAATTTATGTAGTTCAATATGACATGAGTGGTTATACCAGCAGAATTGAAGCTGAAGATATGATTAATATATTACGAGATGCAGCATTGAGAGGTTTAGCTTTGCTTAGAGATAAGAAACAGCAAGACTTTATCAATGGTGCATGACTTCAAACGTTTCCCTGAACTCACTAACTCACAGATGGCCGTATATTACTTTGAAAGTCCTCATAAACAAATCTTTGAAGGTTTTCATGCACGGGTTGTGAAGGTAACTGATGGCGACACCGTGATGGTGCGATGGTCACAACGTAACTTTGACTTCCCCGTAAGGTTTGCCGATACCAACGCCCCGGAAATGAAAGACGAAGGGGGGAAAGAATCCAAATCATGGCTTGAACAACGTATCATGAATGCGGAAGTTGACATCCTTGTTGACCCTCGTAAACGTGTAGGAAAGTTTGGGCGGTTAATAGGCACTATCGTGAGTGATGGTGCAAACATAAATCAAGAATCCATAATGGCGGGTCATGCTATGCCTTTCAACACACGGGAAGAAGGGCAGATACCGGACATAAACAAAATGATGAACGCAGGGAAAATAGAATGACTTTAGATATGCCAACTTTACTGAACACTTTCAAGACCTCTAAAGAAACAGGCGAGGGGATAGGTGCAGATTACAAACAGAAGGTTATTATTGAGAGTGGTGCTGGAATTGTACCTATTGGCGCGATTGTCGCATGGCATAAATCATTGACAGGCGTACCAGCTTTAGATGCTGAAAGTTTATTCGTTGAATGTAACGGCCAAGTGTTATCAGATTCAGCAAGTCCTTTAGATGGTCAAACTATACCAGATTTGAATGGGGACAACAGATTTATGAGGGGAAATGCTACAAGTGGGGCAACTGGTGGAACATCTAGCCACACCCACGATTACGGGGGACAGGAATCAAGTTGGGCTGGTGGATCGGGACACACCACTTTAAGAGGAAACACGGGGGGAATTGTTGCAAAATCACACCTTCCCCCAAACATGACCGTAGTATGGATCATGAGAATTAAATAAGAGGGATAAAATGCCAGAAACAAATATTAGTAGTACAGAATACGGGGATTTTAAGAACACAATTACAGATTACAGCGTAAACGCTGCATATACAGACGGGCCACAAGACCAAAAAGAAACCACATGGGACAATGTTAATTATTCAAAATGGTTGGGATATTACAAAGCCATTCCAGAGTTAGCGGCTGCTATTGACGCGAAAGCTACTTGGACGATTGGTAAAGGTTACGAAAGCAACGAAATCACAGAACTATTATTATTAGAAATTAGAGGTTGGGGTAAAGATTCATTTAACACCATTCTAGAGAATTGCGTGAGAACTTATCACATTGGGGGGGATGCCTTTTGTGAGATCATTCGTGATAAGAAAGGGAAATTAGTGAACTTGAAACCATTAGACCCAAGTTCCATAAGAATAGTATCTAATAGGAAAGGATTAGTAATTCGCTACGAACAAATCAATAAGGTTAAAGGGCAACAAAATAAGAAATGGAAACCCGAAGATATGTTCCACTTAGCTAGAAATAGAGTTGCTGACGAGATTCATGGTGTAAGTATCATACCGGCAGTTGAAGAGATCATTAAAATGCGTAATGAAGCTATGGCTGATTATAGAAAATTGCTTCATAGAAACATTTTTCCTGTTAAAATCTTCCATTTAGATACAGATGACACCACTAAAATTGCTGCATTTAAAGTTAAAGCAGATTTAGCACACACGCAAGGGGAAAATATGTATATTCCTAAAGGTGCTGTAGAGGTTGAAAATTCAAGTGTTGCACCAAATGCAACATTAAATCCACTCCCTTGGATTAATCAGTTGAATCAATACTTTTTTCAGGCAACAGGAGTCCCTCAAATTATTGTAGGTGGTGCCCAAGAGATCACTGAAGCTAGTGCAAAGATCGCCTATTTAGCTTTTGAACAAGTAATTGAAGAGGAACAACTGTTCGTAGAAGAGCAAGTCCTGGCACAACTAAACTTAGAAATAGATTTAAGCTTCCCGGCTTCCTTACAAGATGAAATGTTAAGCGATAATAGGAAGGCGGAGAGTACACAAGCCACAACTCCGGAAGATACAAGCGTGACAAACGTGGGGGTTCAATAAGATGGGATGGTTCAGCAAATTAAAGAAGAAGTTTACTAAACCTAAACCTAAACCTAGTTTTAGTCCTCCACCTAACCAAAGTACACCAAGCGGTCCACGTTTTGCACCTCCTCCAGTAAGATCCAGCGGTCCGGCTCAGAACCAAACGCCAGCCAATGCGAACTTCTCAAATATAGGCGGTGGTGCAAGTTTCCAACCTGCCCCTTCTCTTGGTAAAAGTTCAGGTAGTGGCGGCGGCGGCGGTGGTGGCGGCGGCGGTGGCGGCGGCGGTGGTTCGTCTCCGAACCAATCCTTTGAGGGACAATTACAAAGTCCTTTCATTCCACCGGAAACGCCTTCAGACCCTAATCAGTTCGGTGCAGACACTATAAGTGCGAACCCCAATTTTGAATTTAAAACAGACATCTTCGGAAGAACAATGGAAGTCCCCGTAAATATGCAAGCAGGAACTATTCCGGGTCTTGGATTTATCGGACCGGCAGCAGGTGCAACAGTTGCACAAGGTGCAAAGTTTGGAGTTCAGACCGCAAGAGATATTTTAATAGCAAAACGTGTGAGAGATTCTATTGAAGCTGAGCAACTTATAGCAAGAACTGCACAACAGGGAGATTTTTGGTTAGCGACACAAGGGCAATTCGGAACAAAAGTCACAGAAGCCGCAGCAGGAGTTTTGAAAGGAAGTGCAGTTGTAAAAATAAACCCAGTAATTGCAAGGAAAGTGACGAGCATAATTGGGACATTAGCGAAGAAATTACCTAGTCACCTCTCTTTAATAGCGGTGGGGTTAGTAAGTACAGGAATGTTTACAACAGTACAGACACCCAACGATGCAACAGATTCAACATACAACTATGAAAAGTCACACGAATTAGCATTAGAAAGAGGAGACCAAGCGAAAGCAGATGAAATAGAATCTTACATGAAAGCAGCTGAAGAACTAGCGACAGATGGTGGGTTTCATGGTTTAATAGATTATACAAGGGCAGTAGTTCACAAATTTAGAGCTTCAAGATTCAAGATGGCGGAAAACAAACTAAAGGGAACAACATTCACAGCACCCGAAGAAGGAACAGATTTAGAGGGATTCGTTCAAGATCAATTCACTCCTAACCGGGAAGCTACTTTTGGAGAACAACAGAACGTGAATGCAGTTGCAGCGAGAGAAAGAGAAATAAGAGAAAGAGATGAAGATAACGCACTCTTTGACAAGAGACGTGAAGACCAACGAGCAAAAGATAGGGCAGAAGAAAAACGAAGAAAAAAACGTCAAGATAAGAGAGACCAAGAATTTAGAGACGCACAAGCTGAGAGAGATAGACTTCAAGCAGAGAGAGACGCAAAGTTCCAGAAACGTGCAGATGAATCTAAAGCCGAGTTTGAGAGAAGAAAAAAATCTTTTGAGAAGGAGAGGCGAAGTAATCTAAACTTCGGACTAATCAAATGATTGAGTACCAAAGCTTCATAGATAACGGAGTATTAGGCGTGATCGTTGCTTGGTTCATGTTCCGAATGGAGAAAGTTATCAAGAACAACACCAATGTATTGATTGGTGTAAAAGAATTAATGGGGAAAAATAATGGAAGATACAAAAAATGAAACACAAGAAGAAGAAAAAAATCAAGTTGAAGAAGCAAAAAAACTGCTTCAGAGTATTACTGAACAAAATCAAATCATGGGCGAACATCTGAAACACCAAGAGAGACTTAAAGCGGAAAGCATAATCGGTGGTTTAGCAAATGCTGGACAGCCTTCAACGAGTAAAGAGCAGGAAGAAATAAAATCTGCTCGTAATCTGTTGAAAGGAACAGGGTTTGAAGATAAATTATTTCCAGAAATATAATGGTATCTTTAATACAGAAAGAGTGTATTAAATGTAATCATCTTCGTCGTTTCCTTGAAAATAGTGAACGCGATAAAACCGGTATTTGCGGTAATTGTTGGGATTATTAGAGAAAAATTTAAATACATTCTAATTATCCAGTCTGTTGAGGTACATATATATAATGGCAGCAGAAGCAGTAATCATTGAGTTGTTGGGTAATGGGGGAGATCCCATAAGTTTCACAGTGGCAGATGGTACAACTATAGAAAAAGGAACAATTTTAAAATTAACAGATCCGCGTACAGCGGTGGCTTCAACCGGGGCAGGAGTAGTAATTGCTGGAATTGCAGCAGCGGAGAAAGTGGCAAATGACGGACAAACAAGATTAGCAGTTTATACAAACGGTTTATTTGATCTTACTTGTAAATCAGACGGTACAGCTACACTTGGATCCTTTGTGAGAAGTGCAGCAGCAGATAACACAATAACAGTCGCAACAACCTTAGATCATGAAACAGGGAAAACCATTGGAAAAGCATTGGAGACTGGATCTAACAGCGAGGTTGTTTGTGTGAGGGTATTACTATGACTACACAAACCACAGGGCAAGCGGATTTAAGAGCAGAGAATGTTTCACGAATTGTGACAGGATTTGCATTACAAGAATATAAATTTAAATCTTTATGTATGGTTCAATCTAGTAATAGCTGGAAAGAAACGTACTGGAAAGAAACAGCAGCAGACTTAACTGGTGGGACAGGTTCCGGAGTTGAGGGTGTGCCACGATTAGCGAACTTCCCTTATGGTGAAGTAAGTTGGACTGAAGCAAGTTCACGTCATTTAAAGCACGGAATGGAAGCTGTTATCTCTTGGGAAGATGCTAAAACTAACGAAGTTGATGTTATCGCAAGAACACTTTTAAGAATTGCTCGTAGTGTAACAAAATCTGTGGACGCAAATATCTATGATTCGTTAACTTCTAACGCTGGCAACACCGTTGCAGCTTCTGATAATTGGGACAGTGCAACTATTGCAAATCGTAACCCGATCCAAGATATCTTAAACGCAATTAAGTTAATAAGTGTTGATAACTATGATCCATATACTAATGGTCATCTTTTGTTATCTCCAACAGACTTTGCTAACTTAATGGGTAATTCCTCCATCAGAAACGCTGGTCAATTTTGGACTTCTGATGTGACTAAGAACGGAAAAGTAGGAAAATTACTTGGATTAACTATGGTTGTTTCAAATAATGTTTCAGCAGATGAAGCTATGGTAATGATCGCAAAAGAGGCTATAACTTGGAAACAGGCACAACCTTTGACTGTAAATACCATTGAGGATCCGGGTATTAAATTCACTATCCGTGCTTTTGAAATTGGAACTGCACAAGTTAAGAATCCAGATGCAGTTTGCGTAATCACAAATACACAGGTATAAGAAAATGAGTGAAGCAGGAAAATTAAAGAGAGGAAGATTTTATCATAAAATCTTAGAACTCAACAAAGATTTACCAGTTGATAAAAAGCTGACACTCCCAAAACAAGTGGGGTATGATCATGCTGATGTTTTATTTTTTTTAAGCAAACAAGAGAAACCTCAGGATCTGCAAAAAGCAGTTCCGCCGGTTTCTAAAAAGAAAGAGGGTAAGAAATAATGGCAGCTGGAGATGTTACAGTTGAAATTATCGCCTCACCCTTTACCGAAGCGTCAATCGTCACGGCAGTTGAGGGTTTACGAGTAGGGGCTAGTGATCAATGGTTGATGACCGCTTTGGATCATCAGATTGTAGTTGTAAATATTGAGGGCGCTTAGATGAAGAAAAGACTTAAACTTGATTTATTTTTTGATGATCTCACTAATGCCGAGATGGCAGCTTTGAAATCTCTTAAAGCTAAATCTGTTTCTGTGAAAGATGAACTTAGCTTCGCTAATGTTCACGAGTGTGGTCACGGTTCTGGCAAGAAATGTAAACTAGCAGAGGATCTATAGATGGTTGTTGGTGACGCTGACGCAGCGGTTAGAACTAACAATGGGAAAGTCGGGGCAACTTATGATGGTGTAGATGATACCACCTCCATGGGAATCAGGGGTTTAGATGATACAACTGACGGACTTACAGGTGTAAGTATGAGTTTGTGGGTTAAAATGCACAGTTTCACTGGAAATCACCCTTTTCTTTTTGTTAAAATACTTCATACAGGGCTAGTTGCTTTTGGGATAGATTTAGTAGATAACACAACCAATTATGAGGTAAGATGTGGTGCTCGTTCTGTTAAAACAGACGGTTACCAAACACGAACTTCTACAGCTACTTATAACTTTGGCGAATGGGTGCATTTTACAGGTGTTGTTGATTATTTAGATAAAACTATTTCTATTTACGCAAATGGTTCACTAGAGGGAACAACCACCGTCACTTTTGATAACGACAAATTAACTCTTCAGACACCCACTTACGCTGACCATTTTGGTAGTGGAAATATGAGCGATGTTTTTGCTAAATGGGTTATTAGTGACGTTAAGTTATTTGAAAAAGCTTTATCTGCTGATGAAGTTTTGAAAGTATTTAGAAACCAAACTTTGCCTAGTATTATTCACAGGTGGAAATTAAAAACCGACTACACTGATTCTGTTGGTGATGTTGACGCAACTAACTCGGGAACAAGAATAGGGAACTTTGATGGGGTTATTGCCGAACAATTAAAATCAATGATCCAAACAGCAAACGATAAAATTTTAGGTGTTGGAATGGCTGGTGGTCAAATGGTGACTGTCGCTATTGAAGAAGCATCTTAGGGGTATAAAAATGGTAATGCACGACGTAATAGACGCAAAAGAAATAAATGTTAATGATTTAAGAATAAATGGTGAGTTAATCCTTCAAGGTTCTGAGGAGATCGCAGCCGGTGGGGGATCCACAGAATTAGATATGACTAAGGCTGTTCATATAATCTCAGCTGATGCAGGTGGAGATGTATTCACCATATCTGATGGGGTCGTTGGTCAACAAATGACTATTATCGGTTTAGCTATGGCTGGAACTGCCACGATAACACCGGACACAATGTTCGCCGGAACTTCTGTCACATTTAATGCAGCTGGAGATAGCGTTGTTCTAATGTTTATAGAAACTGATGGCTGGACAGTAATTGGTGGTAATTCTTACGCAATAATTTAAAGATTTATTTCTTTTTCTTTTTTACTACTCTATACTACTAGGGTTTTTTCTTTTGTTGTTTTTATTATTTATTTATCTTTTTATTATTAGACTGCTGACTAGAACTAGTAAACTAGTTATCTAGAATCGTTAGTTGTTTATAATACTTTCTCTTTTCAATAAACGAAACATTTATATATACAAGCTACTTATCTAGTAGTGCAGGAGTAAAATATAATTAACAAGAGGTGTATAAAATGAAAAAATCAGAAGCTAGAATATTGGTATTTATCTATAATGCTGAGAAACGATTCAAGTTTGCAAGAGAGATAAGCCAACGATTAAACATTGATTATGGTTATCTAATTAGATTACTAGGGTCTTTGAAAATGAACAACCTTCTAACATCATTCAGAAGAGAGAACAGAGTCTATTATGAATTAGTTGTTGGTAAAGAAAAAAATACTATAAAAGAAGCTTTAGAAAGACTCAACCAAGACAAACCAAGGAATAGTAATAGAGTAGTAAAATGATTCAACGAAACTATATAAAGATAGATGATATCACTAGAGGGGACATGATTTGCCCCAAGTGTGCAAGTAAAGTCGTATACAAGAAAGGAAACAAATACACCTGCAAGTCATGTGGGTTAAGTGAGGTAATAAACAATGAAACTAACAGTAGAAGCTAAGAAAACGATTGAAGAAGGAAAACACGAAGGTATCATAGTTGAGATACTACAACGAAACACACCGTATAAATACACAGACTTTGTTATTGAGTTTGAACAAGGTAAGAAGCTTAAATACGGTTTGCCTACATCCCTATTTCAAGACTCTAAACTAGGAACATTCCTCTCATCATTCGGAATTGATTTAGTAGTTGGTCAAGAAGTGGAACTGGATGAACTCATAGGTAGAGGAGTTACATTCATGACAATAAATGATGGTAAGTTTGCTAATATAGTTCAAGGGAGTGTGAAACCAAATGATAGCTGAACTAGTATTCATTACATTAGTAACCTCCTTCCTTATAGTAGGTTACTTAATTGGAGAAAGGATAAGATGACTTACGAACATAAGATGGGATATTTAGAACTTAAAAGAGCGATAGAATCAACTAAAGAAGAGATGAAGAACCTTGAACTAACACTGCAATTAGATAAAGTAATGCTAGAAGGCTTTGAGAAGGCTATACTGGACTATCCTGTGCCTAAGTTGAATCCGTTGACAGGCAAGTAATGCTAAAGCATTTGAAGCCCTACGGGCTTATTAACATGAAATCTTTATATATAAGAAAACTAGTTATCAGCGTAGCTGATACGTCTTATATTCTTGATTCTCTTGTTTCTAGACTCTATTGGTTCAAATGTAACAAGAAACCCCATTATCTAGTATGTAAACATAATAACACTTTGACTCTAGTCTCTAAAAGTCACGTATAACATTGATTATGAGGGTCGAACAAACTAACTACCTCATAATCAAGTGTTATACGCACTTTTAAAGCATCATGTTCATCATCTCAACCCCCCAACCCCCCTTCCAGGGGGGCAAAGTATAAGAGATAAATAAGTTAATTGATTAGATGCACAAAAGTGTTTATCTAATACATTAACTGATTCATCATGCCTCCCCCCAAGCCACCCCTCCAGGGTGTCTTCCCCCCCCTCCGGGGGGGGAAACTAGTAGTGAGTGTGTGTGAGTATGGTTCATGTTGTGGTAGTGTTTGCATAGCGAGTTTGGGTGTTTTGGTTGTGTGTGTGTGTAGGAAGCCCGACAGAAATTTTATAATTTATGTGTCCACCAACTCCGCGAGAACGACTAATTGAAAGATTAGTCATTCCCTTGGCGATAGCTGACAGATCAACGAGAAAGACGTTGAACAGTCTCACAAGCTATCTACAATCAAGACTAGCAACCCTATCTGGGTAACTAGACTTTGACCCCCATGTGTCCACCAAATGAAAATCTTAGAAATATATTGCGGTACCAAATCTTTTAGTGAAGTAGCTAAAGAAAAGGGACACGAAGTTTTTACTATAGACTTTAATCCAAAATTTAAACCTGATCTAGTATGTGACATGTTATACTTTAACAAAAGATTATTACCTAAAGAATGGAGAAACCCAGATTTAATATGGTTTAGTCCCCCATGTGAAACATTTAGTTTAAGTGGAAATAGTATGTTCATGGGGTTTCCAACAAAATCTAAAACTTACATAGGATTAGCATTAGCGTATAAATGTATAGAAGTAATAAGAGAACTTAAACCAAAATATTGGGTTATTGAAAATCCAAGAGCAGGGTTAAGAACTCAATGGTTTATGAAACCATTAGAAAAGACAACAGTAAGTTATTGTCAATATGGATTTAAGAATATGAAACCAACAGATATATGGAACAATTTTGGGTTTCAAGGTAAATTATGTAAAAATGGAATGTCTTGTCATGAATCGGCACCAAGAGGATCAAAAACAGGGACACAAGGAGAAAAGTCATCAGAGTTTAGAGGTAAGATCCCCTCACAATTATGTGAAGAGATATTAAAATGCTTAAACTAGACGACTGGCAGAAAGAAGTACTAGCTACTGATGGCAACATAGTTTTACGCTCAGGCCGACAAGTCGGCAAGAGTACCATCATCAGTGTGAAAGCTGCTGAATATGCGATGGCTAACCCTAATAAGAGTATAATGGTTATTGCGTCTGTTGAGCGTCAAGCCTTATTACTCTTTGAGAAGATATTGTCTCATATCCACACTACAAACAAAAAGATTA